ACCAGCAGCACCACTTGTAAATTCACCATTTCTAACTATTAAAGTTTCACCTTCATTTATTAAATTTAAAGCATCAGCCGCCGACATGCCATAATTTAAACCTTTATAAGTATCATCAATAAACTTATTTAAGTTATCACCAGACAAAACATCTGGTCTTAAATTATCAAAACCATCAGCCAGTAAAGTATCATCAAAATCTGTTTTAATACCGTTTTCCGCAAAACTTTGAGGGATTGTAATATTTGGTTTAATTGGTTTATTCATTTATATATACCTCATTTAAAAATACTCCATCAATTAAAATATCTTGAATATATTTCAAAGTGTTTTTTGTGTAAGTAATGTTTGAGCCTTTTAAATAAATATCAAGTTCGCAATTTCCTACCTTTTTTATTATAACACTTTCTGCATTTGTAAGCATTTTTATAATATTCAAATTTTCATTTCTTGTTCCAGAACTCAAATTACTTCCGATTACTGCCATTATTTTTTGGATAAATTCAGCATCTTTTAATGTAACTTTTTGATTTGGATCTAAATTTGAAGCTAAAAAATAAAATCTTTTTTCAACATTTAAATGAGGAATATTTACACAAAAATAATCACCATAATCTACTTCATCTCTTGTTGTTCCGACTTCTGCCCCAATATTATCAAGCAAAAAACCTCTTGCTTTTGAAATTGTCAAACTATCAAGTAATTGAATAATTATATCTTGAAGTTCATTAAACCTCATGCCAATAGCAAGCAAAATGTTTTTTATATCCTCATTCGGTCTGAAATAAGATATTAAATATTTTAAAACTTCTACTTTGTAATCTCTATATTTCATTTAAAGTTATCCAATCTGCATTAAACATTGCTAAAGATGTATCAATAATTTCTTGACTGTCGCCCATTGTCATTGAGCCATAAATACCAACTTGTAAATTTGTGATGTTTTCAACTCCATCAACTTTATAAGCCGGAATAATAAATTCATTTGCATATACTGTTTCGCCTAATCCATAAACTCTATTATTTTGGATATATTCAATAATTGCAGCTTTAACATCATTTTCCACACTTGTAAATAAAAATCCATCTTTTATTTTTAAATCAGCATTTATTGATATTTGTGTGAATGCTGCATTTATCCAATTTATAGTTACATCTTGACCGGCATTATCTTTTACTTTCATTGTTGATGTTCCAATAGTATCAATTCCATCTGCAACAGTTTCAAAAATTGCATTTGCAAAAATAGTATCTGTTGTATTATGATTTGCAATAATTTTAACTTCGCCGGCTGCCATTGTCTCGTCAGTTTTTTTATCAACAATATTTAAATAACTTGGCTCATCAACATATTTTCCTAAATTTGAATAGTTTGCATTTCTTGTTGCTTTTGCATTTTTGCTTTTTTCTTTTCTGTATTTAATACGATATTCTTCATCAGTTTCTCTATTTCTACCAATATCAACTTTAGGATTTTCCCCTGTTTCAATTTCTGAAACTCCTATAGGCATGCTTAAAACTTCAATTTCTGCATTTTCCGGAAGTTCAATAGGTCCAAATAAAACACATTCAAAATCGGCAACAACTTTTCCATCTTGACCAATAATTACAGTATCTTTATTGACAAATTCATCAAGAGTAGCTTTATTTCTAATTGTCATTGAACCTGCATCAACAGATAATCCTGCAATCCCTAAAATTGTTCTTTCTGCTACTGTTTTTGAGCCTTTTTCACGATAAACAAGTAATCTTTCATAAAGTGCATCTTGGAAATCGCCTTCTGCTTGTTCCGGATCGAACTGTTTAATTAAATATGCAATTTGTTCTTGCAAATTCATTTCTTGAAAAGCTACAGTAGTAAAAATATTGGCGATTACACTTTTAGCTTCAATGTAAAAATCATCACCATATTTGCCCCTCAAAAAAGTTTCAAAAGCACTTAAAATATCATCTAATTTGTCTAAAGTATAGCCTTGTGCATCTATTTTCATTGTCTTATTACCTCATTGAGTTCTATATCGCCTAATTCAGTTGTAATATAAGCATTAATATATATATTTTGATTTTCTTTTCTTAAATCAAACTTTTTTATTTGATTAACTCTGTCAGTTGAAAGAATAACCTTTTTAACGTCATGCTTCCAAAATACCTCATCTCTCATATTTCTTGGAAAATCTATGCCAACAGTATCATCAAGAAGCCAATCGCCTTTTAAAGTATAAAGACCGGTTAAAATATGCTGCTTAATGAGTTCTAACCCCTCAACCTGTGCCAAGTCGCCGTTAATCCATTCTAGTTTATTTCCGTTTAACTTCAAATCTTTCATAATTTAATTATACCACACCACCTGTGTTTGCACCTTGATTTCCGTTTGAATGAACATGCTCTAAAAACTTTTTACCATCAATAGTTGTATTGTTTCCAATATTAACATTTGAACCGGTTATGTTAATATTTCCACCTGAAATATTAATTGCTTTTTCTGTCAAACTAATTAAAGCACCGGCTTTTGTTCCAATGACTAAATCGCCATCAGGATAAATATAATTTTCATTATCCGGATAAAAACCAATTTCAAAAATATTATCGTTGATGTCATGAACTTTTGCTTCAGAACTTTCTGCAATAACTCCTGATGATCTATACAAATCAATATCATCATCAAAAAATCTTACAACTCCTCTATCGCCAACTTTTAATTTTAGAATAAAAAAGCCTGTTGGCGATTTTAAATGTCTTACAGGAACATTTTGTAGAATATCGGCTACACCATTTGAATAATATTCAATATTTACACTATCTTGACTATTAACTTTAATAATTTTTGCTGCAAATTGAACCCTCAAATCTTTTTTGAGAGCCTTTAAAATTCTTGAAAAAGCACCCTCAAAACTTCTATCGTCATGTTGTTTTTCTTCATATTCAAATTCGTTATTCATTTTATTCAGCCTTTTTTGCTTTTTTCTTTTTTGTTTTTTCTACAGGAACTTTGATTATTACGTCAGTAGTTCCGGCAGTTCCGTAATTGTTGCATTTTCCACGCAATTCATAAACTTGTTCTAAACTTTCAAGCTCTTTAAATTCTAATTTAATCCAATCATTAGCATTTAAGAATGGAATTAACCTTGTACTAATAACTATTGTATCATCACTTTGTTGGTCCGGTTGCATTGAGTTTTCAGGGTTTAAAACAACAGCATAAGTGTCATTATTTTTATCTGTAGGCATTTGAACATAAATAAACCCATTTGTAACATTAAATTTCGCTCCTAAAGCATCTAAAAGAGTTTTAAGAACTGCATGAGGTTTGCCAATTAGTTTATATCCGTTTTTATAAGTTTTTTCCGGCAAATCTTCACTAATAAAACCAATTCCTACACCCATAGCCTCAATGCAGTCATTTATAAGCTGCGTGCTTGTAACTTCCCCAAAATAGGTTTTATTTATTTTTGAAGCTAAATAATTGACTTTGCTATCAATTAATTCAATAACTGTTGGAATATCAAACTGCCCTTTATTATCTTGTTTAACAGTTGAAGCAAGAAAACCTTTTGCAGTATTTATTCTTCCTGCTACTGCATGCATTTTAACCATGCTTTTTGGATCTGTGTAACCTCTAAAAATTAAAGAAGGCTCATCATCGCCAAACCAAGCATAAACATCAACGGCATAAGTATCAAATAATTTCTTAAAAATATCATCTGATAAGTTCCATATTGTAACTGTGCTTTTATTCGGTTCTTCTGCTCTTGTCTTGATAAATTCAACATCAATATCCATATCTTCAATAACCAAATCAGCACCGGCGATTTCTAAACGCAAGTGAAAATCTAAACTATTGTATTTTATAACTTTAATTTCTGATTCGATCGTTGCCATTATTCTACCCATACCAAATAATAATCTGTGCTAAAAGTTTCTTGTGTAGGCTCTACAGAATGACCATATTTGTTTACTAAAAATAAACTACCGGTTATCAATTCATCATCTTTTACACGACCGATTAAATTGCTGCCGGTTGTCATGGCTCTACCTTTTACTAAATATCTATCTTTTAACAAAATATCTAATACGCAAAAAGTATCAACCCACCTAAAATTAAATGTATAAGCTTTTGTGCCTATTACAATAGGTTGAGTTACATCTGCATTTTCATTTAAATTTGGTAATTGAATTGTGTTCATTTTTATTTCCACTCATTTAATTTATCAACAATATCCGCTACACCTTGATCTAAATTGATAATTCGACCAATTCCATAAAGTTTTTTAGGAGTAGTTTTATTTTCAATACTCTTGCCCTCATTTCCTGTTTGTGAAGTTTGATTTTTCTTTATTGTTTTTTGCTTTGCTCCACTTGTAGATTTTGGAATATTTACTTTTTGAACTAAAATTTCCCCTACTTCTATTTTTTTAATTTCTGCAGAAAAATTTAAACTTTGTTCAAAATTGTTAGCCGGAATAAATGAAGTGAAAACATAGTTTTCAAAGACTTTCTCGCCGGCTCTAAAAGTAAAAGGTTTTTTGCTTTGAAAAACACCGTCTAAAATCTCTTCATATTCATCTGCAGTATATTTTCCACCATCTTTAATTTTTCCACTAAAAGATAAAACTTTAGGCAAGATGTGAATATACTCATTATAAACTTGTCCACTTTGAACACGTCTATCAGGAGTTTCTGCTATGTTTTGTCTGTCAATATCAATAATCATATCAATAGTGATTTCATCACCTAAATATGAATAGTCTGCAGCTTGTTTTTTGTTATTTACAACTGTGCTTAAAGAACCTGAAAAACCTTGAATAAAGTTTGCAACATTTATATTTCCATTTTTAATTGCAACTTGCATTTCTTTTACACTATTGTAACCCATTTGAACTGCAGTCATATCAATAGCCGGTGCAAAACCATTAAACAAACCATCCATCATTGATTGGTTTGTTATTGGCTCGCCATTAATAATTTTTGTAAGTCCTGCAGTTGCATATTTCTGCGTGAAATCTGTTGCACCCTCTAAAGTAAGATTATTAGCAAAACTTTTCAAATCAAAATTTTTAATATTATTTCTTGCACTATTAAATGCTTGTTTTAATTGCCCTTGAATGGTTGATGCCTTAACTGCATCAACTACTCCGGCTTTTGGCTTTTCAGGTTTTATATAAATTGCTGCGTATGTCATTATGCATAAACCTCTTCATAATTATTAAACATATTTGAAACAGTAGAACGGACCAAATTTGCCACTTGCTGACTGTCTGCACTATTTGCATTTATAATTATTGTAGCATTATTTGCACTTGTCTTTGGACTTCCATCTTTGTTGTATAAATGGCTTGTATCTTCCCAACCCTCCATTGGATTTGGTTTGTACCATGGCATAGCTCGTTCAAACTGTAATTTTTTTCTCATAAAGTTTTCACTATTGACAAATTCTTTTAATGTAGGTGCATTTCCGATAATTTCCCCTGTTGCAGTCGGTTTACCTCTCAAAGTATCAACCAATTCAATAATTACACCTAAAATCAAAGCAATTTTAAGAAGTGGAGCAAGCCAAGCAAGGAAAATTCCTGTAATTGTTTTTAATCCTGCAATTACATTTCCACCAACTATTAACTGCATACCTGCACCCAATGAACCGGCTGCAAAAGTAGTCGTTAATAATTCAAGTCTTAAAATAATTAATTGTTGCCAAATTCTTTGCAAACCGATTATAACTGCTATTCCGATAATCAATTTAATGTGTTTTGCAAGAAAAGCTACTAACTTTCCTATTTCATTTATACCTTTCAAAAATACAGGGTTTGAAATAAGTTGTGTAATCTCTCTAATTGCATCTGCTACACCTTGCATATTATCGCCATCAAGTAAAGCAGTTTGCATGAAGAATATTGCATTTCCTAATCTCTCTAATTCTGCTCTCAAGGTGTGTGCTGCTTTTGGCACTTTGTTTCCATATTCTTCATGTAAGGTTTGAGCAAATCTTTTAACAAATCCCTCTGAAGCAATACCATTCTTTAACATTTCTTGTAATTCTTCAGAAGTAACTCCCATGGCTTTTGCTGCAATTTGCATAGCCCCCGGTAGAGCATTACCTAATTGTCTACGCAACTCTTCCATTGAAACCTTGCCCTTTGAAATCATTTGTTCCAAAGCAAGCAAAGCTCCTCCTATTTGTTGTTTTGATGAGCCTAGGACTGTTCCGGCTTCCAAAACAGAACTAAATACATTCTGAATCTCTTTATCGCCCCACCCTGCACCTTTGCCGGCAGCAAATAAATTTTTATAACTATCTGCTATCGTTTCAAAACTTTGACCTAGTCTGTCAGCTTCCATTCTCAAATATGTTAATTGAGATTTTCCACCGGCTTCTGAACCTGCAAGAGCAGCCATTGACCTTTGGAGTGTATCAAGTTTGACAGTTGCATCCATAATTGATTTAACTGCGAATGTTCCAACTACACCAACAAACATTCTTTTCAAAGAATTTGAAAGAATGTTTGTTTTTTTAATAGCTTTATTTTCAAGCCTGTCTAATGCTTTAAACCCACTTTCATCAAGTTTAGATGATAATTGAACTAATAAATCTTCAAATGCCATTTTTCTTTGCTTCCATTTCTCTTGTTACTTCTCGCATGTTTTCCAAGAAAATAAACATTTCTTCAGGTTTCATTCTCTTGATTTCATCTAAACCGACATTCATCATCAAACCTTTATTAGCCATGAAAATTTGCATTATAGATTTTGTAGTTTGGCTTGTTATTTGTTTAATTGTCCGTTTAGGTTTGTAAATAGAGTTAATAATTTCTTCTCTACTTGGCTCTTGATTTTTTCTGTCGCACCGTTCGGAAGAAGCTGCGACAAACTCGTAAAATTTCCAAGGTTGCCCTTTATAAAGTGAACAATTACAACTCTATAATCTGCATAACCTACCTTTTGCCAATGAAGATTAAATTCAGCTTCATCAAGTTTTTTTCCATCAACTGTGAAAGTATCTTTATTTAAAACTAATTTTGAGATGAATTTCATATCTTCTCTATTAAAAACATCTTTACAAGAAGTGTATAATGCTCTTAATAATTCTGCATCAGATAAATCATTTGCTATACAAGCCATGAAGCAAGTGAAGAATGGGAACACCTTTTCTTCTAACATTGCTCCAAGGTTTGTAAAATCTTCAAATAATAGTTTTGCAGTTTGATATTTGTGTCCACCAACATTGCATTCTATCATAAATCACCTATCTACCATTTCTTGTTAATGCTGACCATGTAACAGTTCTTGTGTTGTTGTCTTGTTCGCCTGAAATGTTTAAAATAACTGCTTCGCCAAAAGAATCAGAAATTCCTGTGTTCAAATCACGAACAACTAAATCACCTTCAGTTCTGTTCAAATTGTCTTGTATCAAAATTGGTAAAGAAGTGCTATCAACTTTTAAAGTTGTTGTAATAGTCCACATTCTTTGGTTATTTGCGATATTTAAACCCTCGCCGGCTACACCTTTATAAGGTGTTGCACTATCGCCGTTTTGAGTGATGCTGTATTTATGATCATCACCAAAACCTGAAAGAGTTATTCCTCGCCATACAAATTGAGCATTTTTAATATCGTACATCTTTTAGTCTCCTTATGCTAATAAATTTTCTACTTCCATTGATGTTGGATCTACCACTAAATTAACCTCAACTTTTTCCCCTGTGATTTTATCGTAGTAGTAACCATAAACTTTGAATTTTTTGCCGTTGTATGCTTCAATATCATTGTTTTGAATACTGTCAGCAGTTCCTCTAATTCTTTGAACATTAAATACAAATCCTGCAAGTTCTTCAGTATCTGCAATAATCAAATCATAAGTTTGTAATGAACGACCTAACACTTGAAGCATACCCCAAAGAGTAGCGTTGCCTTCTTCATCATATCCCGGCTTTGTATTTAAAAATTCTAAAGATTTCAAAGCCATTGCTTTTTCTACATAGTCCATTATCATCATTCTTTGTCTTAATGTGCCACCGATCATTTTAGAACCAATAACCCAATTGTAACCAAAATCTTCAGCACCGGCACCATCAACAGGTGATACGTTTGAATAATAACCGATATTTGCACTATCTAATGAAGCAATTTCACCATCTGATAAATGTTCAGGTGTAATGCCAACTAATTGAGTAAATTGAGCAGAACCTTTTGTTCCACCAAAATAACCCTTTGTTGTAGTTGAAGCAACTGCAGAACCAATGCCCTCTGTTAAGTTTGCAGTTTTTCTCGCTAAAATATAAGCATAATTATTTAATCCTGATTTTAATGTTGCAACATCAGCAATATCAGCTAAATCAATTGTTGCAGATAAAAATCTTTTATTCAATAAACACCAACCGGCAACATCAACAATATCAGCTGCTTCTCTTGATGTCATTGTAACTTGAGCAAATTTTGTGTTAATTGCTTTTGCTTTGTTTAATGCTTCTGTGTAGCTTTCGCCCTCATCTTTTTTGAAAATAAATAAATATTTAATTTGAGAAGTTGTTTGTGTGTTTGATTTTTGGCTGAAAATTGCTGCAGCTTCTTTGTAAACTTGTGAAGCTTCAACAAAATATTCAGCAACTGCATCTAAAGAAGCAGCAATTAACAAACCTGATTCAGGAAATGTTTTGTCTGTTTTTAATTCGCCTGAT